CTGTTTGCTTAACTGCTCAAAATCAACCTCAACATTTGCACGAAGCCAATCTTTAGCTGCGTCTAAATCAAGACGGCCCCAAGAAGTCTTCATCTCTTGGACTTCTGCGACCAAAGTTATTAACGTGCCTTTGTACCCACAAGAAAAACAATGGTGAACGCCAGTAACAGAATTCATTGACCAAGAAGGGTTATGGTCTTCTCGACCAACACGTTCTAAGTGCATGGGGCAGTAACCTTTGAGCTCTTGGTTACGCGGTTCTGTTAAAACCCCAAGACGCAGCAAGGCTTGCTGAACATCCCCATTACGATACATTTATGAAAAATCCACAATCACTCGGTACATAATTTCGGTGTAGGTAATAGCATTAGATGCTAAATCCTCCGGGTGATGCAGTTCATCGGCTGTAGTAGGCCAATTAGAGTGCATATAGCCTCGCAAACTCTCAGAAAATTTATCCACGAACTCATCTACCGTTAAGTAACCCCGAGCACGTAAATCAGTCTCCGTAATCTTCTTCATCTTCTCTTTCTTCACGTCTATCCTCCATTTTTACGTAGTTGTCTGGCATATCTATAAGTGTGGGCGCTGTTGCAACGGAACCACAGGAAAAACACTCCATATCTAGCATGTAAGTAGAGATCTGATAATCTTCAAACATACACTTAACGTACCAAAGCATTGAGCCACACACGCATACGTGAAGAGGAGAGTCTTTATCTCTTAAATCAAACATTAATTTAAAACCACTTTTCTTCTCCTTAAATTTTTACGTTCTGCCGGTGTGGTAGCTCCCCAAATCCCGTCAAGTTTAGAATCTTTTACGGCGTAGATTAAACAATCAGTAGTTAAAGGGCATTTTTTACAAATCGTTTTTGCTGCAAACACCGCTTCCCTATTTTCATAATCTTCTGGAAAAAAGATTTCTGGGTCAACAGAAAGACAAGCCTGTTTTCCATTAAATGGTGCTGATTCCGAATAAAGATCCATATTCTTCGAATTTCCCCGCTTCCCAGTCCCATAGCAGATCACTTGTAGCCGGTCCGCAGTTACGGCTTGCAACGATACGTAGTTCGCGGGAAGTATCGTCCTCTTCATCTTGTTTCTGTAACCCAAGGATTACATCAGAGTCTTGATAGAAAGAAGATGAGTAACCAATAGCATCAGCTGATACTTGACGCTTCTTCATCTTCCACAACAAAACTTGAGTAGATATAACAATAGGAATCTTTTTAGCCATTGCTAAGTGCTTCAAGTTTCTAGTTATGTTAGTGAGTGCTTGAGGACTGTTAGATTCCCCCGTCACTTCATCCGTCATCAAATAGACTCCATCTACAAATGCAATATCAGGTCGGATCTTGTCAATCTTTGCTGCTAGCCCTGTAACAGTCATAGCGGACACAGAATCTGTTAAGTAAAATCTATGCATCGACTCCATAGCCTTAAGTTCATCCATATACCGTGCTTCTTCCGCGGGAGTTAACGCCCCGCGTATAAGACGAGAATGAGCAATACGTGACCGCATTGAGTCGTGCCGTTGTTGTTGCTCTAAGTTAGTCATCTCAAACGATTGGAACATTGGAACAAAACCGTCTCTATGAACGTTTACAGCCATCTGCATTGCTAAAACTGATTTACCTGTTTTAGGGGGAGCAATAATAGTTATAAGCTGCCCAGGCTGTAAGCCGGCAGTTGCTTCGTCAATAGTTTTAAACCCAGTAGCAAAACCTATTAATCCGTTAGGTCTGGTTTTAATGTGCGTGTACTCTTCAAAACGTTTAGTAGCTTCGTTAGTTAAATCTATATCGTTAGATTCTCTAGCACCTTCGTCAATTAGCTTTGCTACACCCTGGCTTAAAACAGAGATAGCAACGTTGTGGTCTCCGCTAGCAATAGCTTCTGAAGCATCTTGAATAACTGTTATTGCATGTTGACGCTTGCGGTACTCAACTAATTGATCAACTAAATACTCTAAAGTATCGTCTACAGCTAAAAGCCGGTAAGTTGGAAAGTTATCTACAACAGTTACAGATGTTGGGACCTCTTGGTACTTAGTCCAGTGTTGACGTAAGAATCTCCATACTTGACGATTCTCATCTACAAAAAACCAATCATCATTGACCCCTGCTTCTAACAACGGGGTAATGTCTCGAGTTCGTATGGCGCGAGAAAGTAATCTAACTTCGTTATCTGCTGCCACTACAATCTCCCCATCTCTAGATACTTACCGCCATACCTTAGACCCCTAGAGGGTATATCCACAACCCCTTTGAGTTCTGGACGGTACGGCAGTTCTGCTACCAAATCTGCTACAGAGTTATAGCGGTTTACATAGTTAAACGGATTAGTCCCGAGATTATTTAAATCTTCTAAAACTTCATCCATTTCTTTTTTTGTGTAACCAAAGCCAATTAACTCTAAAGTATATCCGTACTTGTCTGCAAATCGCCAGAACAGGGAAAGAGACTGGCGGTTGTACTGACTTTCTTCTCCGAATACTGGGATCCCCAGCACTTTTTTTACAGTAGGTTTCTTAGACAGGATGCAATCTAAAGTAACTACAACCCTTAAAGGAACTTCATTGGATATGTCGCCCCTTTGCATAATTACAGCACTTCAATTTTGCCATAATTAATTAAGAGCCTTCTAAATGCTTCTGGATCGTTACTGGCTACAGCGGCATCTAACTTAGATGCTTTTCTAGAAATTTCTGTTGGGTACACACCGTCATTGTCATCCATTTTAGTTTTAACAAATCGCACGTGTTTACAAGCTTTACGCAGATTAAAACCTTCGCAGTTACAACGCAACTTTAACGAAGGCGAGTTAATCTCTACTTCGTGTACTCCGGTGTCTGAAAGAAATAGTTGCATTGCTTTCCAGTAACTCATTGCTGTCCTCATTTGCGTCGGTCTCCTTTGGCTATTATGTCAATTGGAATGAAAGCTTCATAGGCAAAACTACCCATAGCTTCACCATATACCGTTCCCCAACTTTTTAAAGGAACGTTAGTTGTAACGATAGTGGGGAACCCAGCGTTAAACCTAGAACGTAGTAAAGCATCAAATGTGTTTTCAGCCCAATTGGAAGATGTTCGATACTCCTTGCCTAAATCGTCAAGAACAAAAGTTCGAACTGCGTATTCTTTAGCGCCTTCTCCGTAAATGCCGTTAATCATAATTTCAACGCTGTCGTCAAAATCAGACCACTGGGTCTTCTGGACCCTAAGAAGCTTGGGATAGTCCATGAACATGGCGGGTCGTTTTGGGTTCAAATCTGGAGTGCCCCAGGACTCTCTAGACATACCCCTAATGAGCTCCTGTAGGGCCGTAGAGGCGAGAGTAGTCTTTCCGTGACCTGGTTCACCTACCAATAGCAATCCGCGTCCGCAATTGGCGTTTCCAGCCGATTGGATAACTTTTCCAGATTTGACCATTTCGACCCAAAGCTGGACTTTATCCAGAGAATCTGATGGCTCTATATCTGAAAACTCCCACCCAATGGTTTTCATTGGGAGGCTTGCCGCATTAATCTGTGCCCGCACAGTTCCCGACAACTCTGAAACGTTATACATCAACCCTCCAATAGCTTAAGTAACTTTTCTTGATGAGCGAGAGTATCTTCATCTAAAGCTGATGATTCCGCAACTCGGTTCACAATTCCGTGGATAGTTCCGTAGTACTTCATAAAACGTTGGTAGATAGGCAAACCTACACCAATATCATGAAACATTCTAGGGTCTGCAAAAAACATACGCATGCCCTTAAGAATAGCAACAGCCGGTACGCCTTCCCCGATTCTCTTGTTAATCCAGGTAGCAAGGTGCTTGGCACTCATTTGATTTGGAGCGCTGGTGTTTAGAGTAGACAGCAAGTCGTAGAACTCTGCACAGAGATCCCTAGCAATCCACTCTTCTTCGGGGATGTTAATTCTGTTTCTAGATTCCCGCTCCACAGTGGTTTTCTTTTTACGAGCACCGCCAACCTTTAAAGAACTAACTTTCCCAATAGCTCCAGAGTCGTCTTCGGTGTCCAACACAAACTTGCGCTTTGGTTTATCGGGGGTTGGGCTATCTCCTAATTCAGGCCATGCCATCATCAATCCTCCTTTTTCTTTTTGGGGCGCAGCCCCTATAGATACAGTTACGTTAGTAACTGTATCTATATTTGTACTAGTAGATATATCATTAGTATTAGTATTAGTAACTGTACCACTGTCAATGTATAGAATGCCTGAAATTACGTCGTCGGTAAATTTAAGCAGTGTCCGCCATTGTCCAGAGCTATCTTGATACCTTACGGCTTTTATATACTTATAGAACTTAAGTTCGTTCATAGCATTCCTAATGGCATCTCTACCCTCAGGTACCGATGCTGACATTTCTTCAGACGATAGAACACGCCCTACTTCAACATAATATGCATATAGACCCCTAGCACGAAGTGACAGGTTTGGGTCTGAATATGGTGACTTCATAATCTCCTCCTTCTTGGAGGACACACTCTATAGCGGAGGTACCTTCTTTGGCAACCCGCGAGCAACGCGTTCTGGTGTTCCGGTTATAAGGTTTTCTACAACCACTGAGGATATAAGTCCAATGAACGACGCAGAGAGTACATAAAAGATTTGATCCCAACCTAAAGGTCTAAGGACTAGACAGGCTACTGTGCTCATAGAGAGGGCGAGTAGGCCTCTCCATTTTCCTAAGGATATTAATAGTTCCTCTATAGCTGTTAACACACAGGCTACTGCCCAAGCTGCTACCAGTAGTTCAGTCATAGGCAGAAACCTACTCTCTAAAAATTGCCTTGTCAAGGTGGAAGGTGCGCCCAATGCCTAGAGAAGTCGGGGTACAAACAACTTCTAGCTTTGCAAACGATACGCCTACGTTATTAAACCTTGCAGATCCCACAACGTCTGTTGTTGAAACGTTAGACGCTGAGAATGTATAAGAAAACGTGTTATCGGTTACTGCGCTAATAGTTGCATTTCCAGCAAGGTTAGGGAACTCGTTAATGCTGATTGTTACTTCTTCCCCAACAGAGAATTTATGGGTCGACCTAGTAGTTACAGTTACTACGCTGCTAGCTATGGCTACTTTTGAAATACCCACTGTTTTGTTTCCTGGAGCTACGATATCTAAGTATGCCCAACGATCATGTCTATTTATGACCATAGAAGAAGTTTTTTCTCTTAAGAATCCGCCGCCTTCTGCATACCACTTTATTTTTAACGTGTAAGTTCCATACGCGTCTTCGTTTTCTGGTTTTACAGCTATCGACGCGTAGTATCCGGTTATTGGCTCAATGTCTATTAAATCAGTAATAATTCCAAAACTAGTTGCAGCTGTGGACGCTACTTTACAAAAAGCAGCCCCTTGAGTAAGAAACTCATCAAATAGGGTTCCTCTTGACAGGGTTCGCTTTATGGTTGCAGATACGCCATTCCACCCCTTTAGATTATTTTCAAAAGAAGGCGATGTAACTAGGGTGTCTAAAATTTCTTCTAAACCTACATCAGATGGTTTTGTTTGCAGCGCATAGCTTGACCCTAAAGGAGTAACTAAACTTAAAGAAGACTCTAATCTTTGATACTTCTCTGCGTATCTAGTGCCGTAAAAACTATACCCTGCGTTAACCATAGAAGAGTAGCGGTATGAAATTGTTTCTCCTGATTGTGCTAAGTTTGCTGAGGTTGTAGTTAACCCGTTTGCTGGGTCTACAAATGGAGTTGCAACTCTTCCAAATTCAGCTTGTACCCCGTCAATATGGAACACCTTGGTTCCAGATCCTGCATCAGTTAATGAAATTGTGATTGTAAAGTTAGTTTCCCCTACTTCTGCAATACGATTAACGTGAATTCTTGTCCAAGAAGAAGCGTTAGCAGAAGAAACTTTAAACGCACCTATTGCTTGTCCATTAGTACTTATTGAGTACGTTCCCGCAACATTCTTAATGTATGCAGAAATAACAACGTCTTCGCCACCTACGCAAGCCCCAGTTGGGTAGTAAACAACGGTAGAGATCTCTCCACCGCCGGTAGCAGATACGTTTCCTCGTTTAGTTCCAAATAAAGGACTAGAAGTGCTTACTGTAAAGGTAGTCCCGGCAGCTGCGGTCCATTTGCTGGTATCAGCAAACGCAGAGTTAGTAACCATATTAAGTTGGCTTCTAGTATCCCAAGTGCAGTCAGTTAAAGTATAAAAAGTACCTGTATTTGGGTTGGCAGGTATTACTCCGCCGTCTCCTTGAAAATAATCTGCAATTGTAGGGGAAGCAACTAGCATCACAGAACTTACATAGAAAACATCTCCTGCAACAGCATCTGGAAAATAAACAGAAGTTTTTACGAGAGGTTTGCTGTAATCTTCGCCAAGTACTGGAGAAACCGCATAAGCGGTTTTCCTTTGCGCAGTTGCTGAAAGAACAAGGGAAGTGCTATCTACATAGTAGGGGGTTGGAGAGTAGTATTTTCCATCTACATCTGAAAGTATTTTAATTTGATCTTCGTATGATTGTGGAGAAGAGTATTCCATGCGGACTTTTGCCGTTCTTCCAACAGGCCCACTTACATAAAACCCAACCGTGTGCGGAGTACCCGGCTCAACAATTTGCCAGTCAGAAAGTAAGGCGCAATTGTTTGTAGTTAGTGCTGTTACTTTAGCAACTGTGGTTCCAAATACTTGTGCGGTAGATGGGGCATTAAAGTCTTGAACAACTTCTGCGTTGTACCCCTGCCACCAACTAGTGCCAGAACTAAAACTTGGATTAAGAATAAGATTTTTTACCTCTGTTTCAAGGTTTACTTTAATAAGTCGTGCATCTTCATAAACATAGTCGTTAGTTATTTCAGAAAATTGAAACATATCAAAAAGAAGATCTGTACTAGCTGGTACTCCTTGTAGCAACATCTCTATTCCTGCGTACGTAGCTGTTGCTGGGACTGAGGTAGCGGTAAAAGAAAAAGGAGCCCAAACATTAGTAATTTCAGTAACTAGGGTTGTTGCACTCGTTACACTGATTCTAGTTCCTGTTTTATCAAAGAATACGATATATCCCGTTAAATTTGGGTATGTAGCTGTTACTGCTGTTCTTGCGTCTTTTGATCTTACTGAGCCGCTAAAAACATATTGTTTTGTTGGTTTAATAGGAATTCCGAATAACTTTGAATCAAGCGCCGTATTCCAGCCACACAACGCTATAGTTTGCGCATTGTTAGTTCCTGTGGATCCTCTTGTTAGCTTTAAGAATCCAGAAAATTTAGGTATTGCAGTTGGGCTATAAATTCCGGGTGAAGGTGGAGAGATAGTTACTCCTAAATCAGCTAAAGAAGTAGAATATTTTTGTTGGGTTAAGGTCCATCCTGTATGGGCAGTGCCTGAGGTGTAACTTCCAGCAAAAGGCGCAATTACGTTTGTCCAACGTCCCGTAGACTCTTCAAATGAAGAATCATTATAGTCAAGCATTAAATTTTTACCGATAGTTACTGGAGCGCCCCAGTGAGTAAGAGCGGTAGCGTATACTGAAATAGCTGCGCTAGTACCTTTTACAGAGTTAATAAAGTTACCAGTTTTATATATAGAGCGATGATACGTATCTCCTAAAGAGGGTTCGTATAAAAATCCTAGGTCTGTTATTTTATTTTTTAATAAGATTGAAGGTATGTTTTTAGCGTCAGCGTAGTCTTGAAGAAGCGAAGCTTGCACATTAATTTTGTCATATTCAAAACTGTACGCATCAATAATCCTACTTAATTCGGTATCTTCGGCTTCTCCTACAGCATCTCCAATTCCAGACATTTCATTTAGCCACGCTGCTGGCAACCATCGTTTAAAAGAATCTGCGGTTGAGGTTTGCGCAATAGTGTTTACAGTTGTGCTTCCACAGTTTATCCACTTACTGTTTGTGTATCCGTTAATAACCCCAGAGCCATCGATAGATGCGGTAAATACCCAGATAGTATAAGTTACTTCATGATTTTCTAAAAGATTTGAGTCGTCGTCAACATAAGTAAGTCTAAATCCAGAAGGCAGATCTCCGTAATCCAATACGTCACCTACATAGGGACTATCTGGAACTCCAACATAACTTCTTACTAGTCTCCAAGCTATTGGTACATACGGAATGTCAATTGGGTCGCTAAGAATAGATTTCCAGGTCAAAGACACAGTTTGATAGTCGTAAGACCACCCAAAAATGCCAGAGGAGTAGTACAGGCGGTTGCCGTCTACTTCTCCGTACTTTGGTATGCCATACGTACCAAAACTATATTTTGCCATGAGTATTGCCCCTGTAGTTGGTTACATTCCTGCAAGTAAGAATGGGTTGAATGGGTTTCCTTGAGCGGTCGTATTTGCTGTATTTGCGGTTGTATTTAGAGTATTGTAGTCAGAACTTCCTACATACAAAACGTTAGCATTACCTACTTTTGGTAACCCCGCAAAGTTAATGTTGAACTGTAAGACGTTAGCAATATTTCTAGTTTCAATTAAGTTAGCTGTTCCAGCTGCTGTTTTAGCAGATATGGCCACGACTCCTTCTGCAGGAGAAATAACGTCGCCAGCTTTATTAAAGTATGGAGATCCAACAACTCCGTTTACTAGCCCAGTTTCAATATTAGCTAAACGAGCTCCTACCGAAGTCCAAGTTGTTGTTTGAACAAACGTACCCGTATATGCAGAAGTAAGCGCAGTGTTACCAACAGTTAACTCAATAGCTCGTACTTCGTCTTGTAAAATGTTAACGTGGTCAGCAAAGATAGTGTCTACTAAGTCTACTTTGTTAGTAAACGTTCTAACCGACGTGGGGTACTGTGCTGGCATTTTTTTACCTATCTGTTGGGTTTAGGCTATTTTCTAGCATGTTAGTAAGAATGTCATGACAAACCGCCAGTTACGGTAATCAATAAGTTTGCTGTTAGTAAGACGGGCAAGTATCCAGCAGATAAAGCAACTGCGGGAGTTTGTACTGACCCGCCGTTGTCAGTATTAAATTTAGATACTGTTACTGAGATAACCCCATCTACGGATTGAGCTTTTGCAATAACCGCAGATAAAGCAACTGATTGTCCAAAAGATACCGACTCATACGCAAATAGACCACCGGGGTTTATAAAAGCTGATCGTATATTTCTAGATATTTCTGAGTTTCTATAAGAAGGTTTTGCCGTAACTGCAAGAGTCACATAAAAATCTGTATAGGTAGGGGCTACTATGTTAAGCGTAGTTCCTGCTGGAATTTTTGAAGCCATATAGGTTTGAATTTCAGCGGCAAGTGCTGTCCAAGTAGCGGTTGGAGATCCTGAAACAATTCCTGGGGTAGTCGACCCATCATTTTGAGTTTGTAAATAAAGATTTACTAGGGTGTACAAAGAAGAGGTAGCTTTTACTTTTCCAACTTGAGGTACTAAACTAGCTAAAGCTTCGTAATCTGCAAGAGTTGTTGCCCGTCTTTGTGTAGAAATAGCGTTCTTTACTTTTGTTCTAATTTGAGTACTGTCATCTCCATCAGCTCCTCCGTAGCTAGCTGCCGGGTTAGTAACAGACAAATAACTAACTGCTTCTGGAACGTTGTTTCCTGGAATAAAAGTGACTTCTTCTATAGTATTTGCAGATAGGTTTCCTGAGGCTCCAGCGCTAGTTTTATACAAAGCGCTAATTACTTGCCCTGAAGGTGGGATAGACCCATTAACTCCGTCTCCAAAAATAATAGAGGTAACCCCATCTTTGTCAATACTAGTTGTAAACACTAATGCAGTAGGTCCGTATTCTGACAATGTTTCCGCAAATTCCCACGGAGCAAACGCCTCTCCTTGACCTACGTATACAACAATTGAAGAGTCCACAATTCCTGTATCACTCAGTTGAATTTCTTGATCAGCTGTTCCAGAAGAAGTACCTAGGTTAACTGGTAGCGGTTTATTAGTAGTTGCGCTAATTAAATCTGGTCGATCAGTATTTACTGTCTTACCTTCACGAGCAGCAAGTGTAACGTTGTCACCGGCGGCTAGTTGAACAGCACTTTGAGTTGTTTCAAAGTAAACCTCTGTAAAGTCTCCGTATAAAAGGGTAGCTAAAACTTGAGTTCCTACTGGAATGTCTATTACCGTATCACTTACATTTTCAAATCTAATAGCAACGGTAGCTGGCGTTGGTCCTGAAACACGATACCCAAAAAGTTTTCCAATATCAACTAGTGTTTTTCTACGGGTAGCGGTGTCTACCGATAGTTCGTTAGCTACTCGGTCAATGTAGTACGACTGGATATCCCCCATATATGCAAAAGACTCTAGAATAACTGTTCCTAGATCGCTAGGGTCATCGGCGGTCCATGCGTAGTTAGTACGGACGTTTACCAAATTAGTTAAGTCGGTGAGCAAAGAGTTGTAGTCTTTAGACGTGTAGTCTATTTGTAAAGGTATCTCGTTAGCCATTTTTTACTCCCTTGAGGTAGAGCCGTCTGGATTAAGCACTGTACTTAAAATATTTACGGACGTAGTTGTAAAGTCTGGGAGAATTATGTTTAAAGATACTCCCACTGTCCCATCTTCATTTAAAGCGGTTATGTTAATGTTATCTATGGTTATGTCTGGAATCCAGGTAGAAATTGCTTTTCGGATAGCGGCGTCTATTGCTTTTTTAGCATTACTTTGATTTTCAAACATTGCCCTGACAATGTCAGTACCGTACGTAGGGCGCATAGGGCGCTCCCCAATAGCGGTAGATAGAAGCGTTAAAACTCTATCTTGGTATATTTTTGTTTGATCTTCTGAGACTGCAGCTACGCCAAAGGGATCTAAAGTAAAAGGATATGAAAAAGCTTTCATTTCGGCTCCTGTACTCCTATCCATACTGGTTCATTTGCAAGGCCCGCCACAAACATTACCCAAACTTTTTGTCCTTTTTTAGGTAACAACCTGTGAAGAGTGTGCTCTTCTGTCGCCCCTATATCTGTTGCGTCATTCCACTTTTTAGTGGTGTTTGCTACAACTTTGTGAGGATGCTTAAGGGTACCAGCCCCGCTCTTTGCCACCACGGTAAGCGCCGGAACAGTCTCTGTATCGCCTCTAGAGTCAGTCACACTTACGGGGGTAGTAGTGAGTAGGGCAGCGATCTGCGCCGCTGTGTGCTCCGCATGATCGGGGTGATTTGAGTTTACGGTTGTAGGTAGAAGGCATCTGGCCCAGTTAGTAGTTTCTTTACCCGTGATTGTTACTGAAAGTTTAATTCTATTTTTCTTCAGGGGGTCGTTGATGTCTACCACTGTTCCTTCATATAAACCAAAAAATCTAGGCCTACCCTGGGGGTCTAGCATGTAGTCTACGTCTTTATCTCTTCCCCGGGCCATTATTTTTTACCTGTTTTTTTAGCTGACCAAGTCACTGTACGTTTTACAGCAGAAAAATCTGGGACATCATTTTTATATATATTTGGGGTGTATGAAGTAGGTGCCGCGGCTTTGTAATTAGGGTTTACTACCTTACTAGATTTTTCATAGGAGGCGTAAGATTCTATTTTTCCAGCATTTACACCAAAGGAATAGTCATTTAAGTTGGACTCCCCGGCATCTAAAGACTGTTCTCCAAGTTCAGCAGCAAAGTCTCTAATTTCAGTATCTCCCCCGATAGACGTGTTTACGTCCCCCAGTTTATCTGCTCCCAGAACAACATTTAACTGGTAGGCCTTATTACCGCTAGCAAATACGTGGTCTACTCGTAGTACAGTCCAATATCCAGACATTCCTTGCTCTACGTTATCTAGATAAATTAACGTACCTGGTTTTACCGCAGCATTTCCAACCAAAATCGCTGTAGCGGTATATTTATACCGAAATGCCTCTGCACGGTCAGAAGCTATGTACTTAGCATCCGATAAACTTGTGGCACTTTCAAAAGGCAAATGTTGTAAAAAAGTAGTTTTGTTGGTAGCGGAAGAATGGGTAGCCATTAGACCTCACCCCGCAAATATGCACTACTAGGCACTACTACTCCTAGGGTTGCTTTAGATCCCGGCTTAGAACTATGGGTAGTACTAATTGGGGTGTCATTAGTTTGATGTATTCCTGAAACAACTCGATCCACAGTAGCGCCAAACATGTCTGGGGCTTCATCTGAAATAAGGGGCTTAAAATCAAAAATAGTGCCCATAGCAGTAGCAGTTGTTGAAGACAAGTTTATTGTCTCTACATAGAAATAAGGTGCGCTAGCTTTGCTTGCAGAGCTTAATTTATCCTTAGACATAAAGTAAATACTTGTTTTTTCAGTTTTTAAAGCAAACCCTGTTTGTTTAGCAAGCATTTTAAGCAATTGCCAATCACTTTGTCCCGCTTGAGTTATTGAAGAAAAAACTCGTGGGTGTCGTTGAGTAATAGCTTTTAGGCCGTATTTAGCTGCTACCTTAGACACTACAGCATCAGCGGTAGTAGTTTTATAGATTTTTTGATCGGTATTTTTTAATAAATACGACGGAGAAACACAATATACTTCAGTAGCGTTTTCGTTTATTACTGAAGGTTTAATGCTATGGACATAGCCAATAAACGTAGTTTTTTCTAATCCGCTACTCCAGATAAACTCTACAGGGTCACCAGATAAAACAGTGCTTTCCTGTTCGTTGACTTTTCCAGCAAAAGATAGGATTAAAAGTTCATGGGAATCAAGCTCTTGAGTTAAAGTAGCTGACAACAAAACTAATGGAAAGTCTGGACTATTAGGAAAGAAAGCGTTTCTACTGGTTGGACGCTCCACAGGTAAGGTAGCTAATTGATTGCTCATTAAATTTGGCATTAGTTAACTCCTTGGAATTCTAAGAACTGTTCCCGGTGCAATATTGAAAGGGTTGTTAATTTCAGGGTTTACATCTAAAATTTTCCACCACAACACCGCAGAGCCTAAATAAATGCTGGCTAAATAATCAATTCTGTCTCCGTACACCCAAGTGTAGTTGATATACGAAATGGGCGTTGATTCTGGAAATTTTCTGTAAACGGTCCAATTATAGAATCCAGTAGTTTTATTTGGGATTTGCTGGGCGTCACCAGTGTAGTATCGAGAAGATCTATAAACAGCCATTATTCAGGCACCGCCCCACGGGGAACACCTCTGTTGCCCAACGGAACAGCCACAGTCGGTAGAGTCTTAATAAGTTGAGTTTGAGTATCAATAGTAAGGTATTTTTTATTCTCGCTGTAAAATTCTGGAAGACGTTGACAAGTAAAGTCAACAGCTGTTCTAATAGGGATCATTTCTTTTGTAAAAAGATCGTGAAGTACAGTTATTCCAGTAACATTTACTTTGTACCTTAACTGATCGTTTAACTTTAGAACAAACGGAAGCGCGGTCATGTATCCAAGGTTAGCAGTTGCCATTTCTAGATCTTGCTTTGCGTTTCCTAGTAATGTAGACAATTCAGGGTTTCCGTTAAATACTCTAAACATATACTCTAAATCATACTCAGTTCCTCTATTAAGGATTCCAGCGCATTGTTCAGGAGTTAAGGTTGTTGGGTAGTCGGGGGCACCTACAACGGTTGTTCTTCCGCCCATATCCCACCTACGCATAGTATTCATGTCAGCTACTCTGTCTATAATAAGACGCATAGTAATAACGCCACCTACACCATCTGCTACTAGAACAGCGTTGTTTGGATTTTTTCTTGTCCAGTCAACATTGTTACTAGAGTTCATGCTGTAGCTAAATGTAGTAGGGTTAAATATAAACCTAAAACCCCAGAATTTAGTTACTTTTTTATCATAGACTTTTGCTGTATTAAGGACTGTGTCAGGATCCAGATAAATCATTCCTAGTTGGTTATAGGAGTTTCCATCGTCATATGAATCTTTTCCACCAAAAGCTATTGGAGAAAAATGACGGGTCATGATGTGCGGAGGCGGATTAAACGTTTCTGCACTTTTAATTGTTGTAGATGTTGCGGGAGGGGTAGTAGTGGTAGTAGTTGTAGTAGTGCTGTTACCAGCAGCCCCTTCACATATAGAGCTTTGAAATTTTTTATGAGAAGCTATAGCTTCATTTTTATAGGAGGCAGAGGTAATTTTTACCGTAGCACTAGGAGGTACGTATGCTTTATTATCAGACATCCAGTCCCACCCACTAGCCGTCCAAACTGTCTTAACACGGCCGGCTGCTGCATGGTCCTCAAAGCTAACTGTGGGGTATTTTTTTAAATCTGACTCTAAAATACTTTTTACTGAGTATTTAACTTGTTTTTCGTAAGTTGTACTCTTTATAGGGTCAGTAGCTACAGCAGGAAGTTCTCTGTAAGGAGATTTACGTTCTTTGTA